AAATTCGAATCGAATTGTGATAAGTTGAATGTGCCAGAATATACTCCCGTCATTCCCTGACCTGTCGTACTACCGGTATGCTGAGAAGCTGTAACATAGATATTCGCCTCTCTAGCAGTATCGCCTGAAGACGAAACAAATCTTAAAAGAATACAATCCTGACCCTGAAGCTTTGTTAGCGATGACCCACTAACCAGCGCCGCTGGACGACCAGCTGTGAGGTTTCGTAAGAATAAGCTTGACGATACGTTAAAAAGAAGACCTTTGTGTTTATCCTGAATACTATCGTCCCAAGTAAACACAAGTCGAGGTGTTATCAGCGGATCTCTTGCATGACGGGAAGCAAATCGTTTTACGAACCGAGTTTTTCTATCACTTTCATAAGTACCACTGTACGTTATTCGAAATCCATGATTTTGTACGATATTTGCTATTGATGCAGAAACAACTTTCGTAACATTAAGAGATAATTTTCCGGGACCCTCCCTAAAATACTGGGTTGAACCAAAATCAATCGTCTCGCTACCTATTGCACCGCTGATCATATAATCTATATCTTCATCCCCCATAAAGCCTCGAGCACCTGACCCAGAAGTGTTCCATAACATTACTGATGTGGGAGAATAAGAAGCGGTGATAAAGTTCGCGGCGTCGATATCACTAAACTGTGCTACATTTCTACCAGAGCCCTCGCTCCAAGATCTAGAAAGTGGAAACGCTACAATCTTAAAGTCCTCTGGGACTGGGGCACCGAGAACCGCTTCGAATAATTCAAGTTTTACCTGAAATGATGGATGATTGATATCAAGAGAAGAAGATGTAAGATCAGATACTTCGTTATAATCAAATTTTATCAGGATCCGAGAAAGCTCATCAACAGAAGAAGTTATTCTGGTGGATGCTGAAATATATGATGACTCATCCCACAGCTTAAATAAATCAAGTGTACCAGCTCTACCAACGTTGGCGTCAGTGGCCTTGAACTTGTTGTCTATTACCTTATTTGTAATGTACGTGTCTGCGCTAGCTGTCAGGATATAAAACATTTTTTACTATCTCACTGTTACTACGATGTCTTTGTTAGGATATTTCAATTCAAAAATACTTCCAGGTGGGCCTACGACCATCTGTTGGTATGTGTTGCCATCAACACTAAATGATATGTCACTGTAAGTTCTTTCCTGAACAACGCCCGTTAAGTTTACGAGCTTAATATCGACCATCGACATTACCCCCTCACTGTTTAGTACAGAATTGATTATATCTGCATAAGCGATAGGCATATCAATTTGCATGTTGTCTGTCTTAAGAAGTTGTGTTAATCGATTTATTATCGTCTGTGCGACCTGAGACTTATTCGAGTCAGGGTGAGCAACGATATCCACATTTACTGCAAAATTTATTATTCTTGCATCTAGAATATCATAAGCATCACTAACCGCCCTAAACTCATTCAAATAAATCCTAAGATTTTTCTTCAATGTATCTGACGACATTTTTAACTTCTTCCGCTTATCACGAGAAACAATGAAGATCAATGAGGCAAGAGAATTAATGGGATTGGGTCGGATACCCACTCTGTACACTCTTCCGAACTGATTAGGTAATGTGTAAACCCTAGCAATCAAGTCTTCCTTAGTAATTATTCGTGATTGCGCTGCGCGACTTGATGGGATCAATGCTCTAAGCTCGCTAATAGTCGGAGCGCGGTCGCCATCAAGAGCCGGTAAAGCATTTGAACAATCAACAGACCCTCTCACTTGAGATGCCTCAGCGGCACTGGCGGTGGATGAAAATTTTAGAAAAAGAGTCGTTATTGTCCTTATTGTCTCGGATCCGACGTTATGCTTCAGGCCGCCGCCGGCGCGATAAGTGATGGTAAGCACAGTGTTTCTTGGAGATATACCCAGGGTTTGTGTTTGAAGCATTGAGTTTGGGTCGATCGTAAAACGTGAAAACGTCGTTTTTCCATATAAGGGTAATGCCAATTCAGAGGGATCTGGAATAATGTCATTATCTAACGTCTTTGCATTTCCGGCGCCGAATCTAATAGTTGTTAATTTGGTGTTGTAATCGTAGTTCTTTATGAATCGATACGGCGCTGGTATAACTTCAAGATTATAGCCAACGCTCTCGCTGTCTTCTGAAAGATTAATTATCTTCCTAAAAACGGTATCTTGTGAAAGCGATTCTACCTCGTAATACACATTACCATCGCTATCCTTTACACTAACAATATCTGTAACGTTTTCATCTGGAAGAGTTAACGTTCGAAATGGCTTATGGATGTTCGGTATTTTTGTCTTCCACTCTTTTCTTACACCAGACAAACATAAGCCATCTCGCATCACCACGTAATTAGTGGGAGTACCATCCTCCGCAGTTTCAACAACCACTGATTCATAAAGATAATTTCCGTCTTTGTCTTTTTCAGCAAAATCTAAGTCTTGTAGAAGGTTGAATGGAATACCATCATTAGACGTAAAGATGGATAGGGCTCCCACTGTTGGAAGTAATGAAGATTTCGGAGTTGTTATCCCATTTACTGTTTCACCCGGAATCTGAAAATATACTTTTACCATGACAACAGAGGGAGTGGCGCCGTGAACTTTCACACCGGCATTGCGCAAATGCTTTTGGATATTTTTTACTTCAATAGCAGAAGACCAGTTAAGCTCGTTGAACTGGTGGTCCATATAAAAGGACATCGTATCGCCAACAAACGCAGCCATATCCAGTAAAAGCCCTCCAAGACTAGCTTCGGAAAAATCTTGTATCTTATCTGAGAAATATAACTTTGCATGTTGATACAAAGAATTGCGAAAAGACTCAAAGTCTTTTGCCAAGTAATTTCTTTTATTTTCATTTTTTAGACTTCGCTTTACATTTATGGCCATCTTTTATCCTGCACTGTATATTAGTATCTCCATACCTCTTTCTTTCATTCGGATGCGTGGAACACTATAGGTTAATTTTACGCCTACTTTTGCGACCTGCTTATTATCAAAAAGTTCAACTACCGGTTCGAACGTAGCTAATGCAACAAACGGCATCCACCGATTAACTGCTAATGTTATTCTTCTCATCGCTTCGTTCGCCCCGGAGTCAGACTGCATCTCGAAAGCTAATTCCATTAAATTAGCACCAAAATGGGGAAAGCCCAACCTCTCACCATGATTTGTTAAAATCAAATTAATAAGATTATCATGTATCTGATCTGCGAAGGATGTGTTCATTTTAAGAAACCCTTCGCCTGATTCTGCAACGGTAACCGGAGTCTTAATTCCCACCGGTGGAGCAGCCGTACGACGTGCATCAATCTCAGCCTGACGCTCATATTCAGTGCCTACAGACCTAAAATCGTATTTTTTAACGTTCGCTCTTCTAGTTACAGCCATGATAAACCACCCATACTAAATATTTGCCCGCAAAAATAGTGATGAGCTAAGTCACACATAGCCGCATCTATAACAGCGTGCCGGTACCCGAACCCATACCCGCTCCAGCAACTGGACACGCACCAGCGGGTGCAAGCGGCGCCGCAATACCGGCAAGTACTGTTATTACGGTCGTTTGTACAACCGCTGAGGTCGTATACGAATGTATGGCCATGCCCAAAGCATCGCCAAGAGCCTTGTTAATGTCAGATGGTGATGTACCAGACTCGGCCGCCTCTGGAATACTTTTTCTCGCGTCCTCTAAAGCTAACCAAATATCTAATTGTAATAATGGTAACGCTGCTGATAATGGCATAATTCCTCCTTATTCTCCAAAAATTCTTTCCGATTGGATGCTCGGTATTTGACCCTTCCGGGAATCCATGTTGGCTTTTAGCGCTGCGGCGGCAGAATTAATTTCTGGTGATGGTGCACCGTAACCGGGCGTAGTGTGTATTGAAAGATCGCTACAAAATGTCTGAATATCTGACATAGTGGCCGAAAGGAGCTCATATAATTGTTGGTACATAACGTATGGCTGAGAGCTTCCATCGCCAGGACCACTATTATCTGAGCCTGCACCACCGTCATCGGGGTGTCTCCCTAAAAAGATTTTCGAGCCGCTTATCTGTATTGTTCCATCTGCCAAAATGTATATACACGCCATATCTTCATCAGGGATCCCCTGCTTGATAATACGGATAGAGCCATTGATCTCTGGGGAGCCATCCACAGGATCATCTGCCTCAAGTTTTCTAGCGATAATTCGAATCTCATCAGCTTTCGTAACAACACTAGAT